AAATTGCCTCCTATAAATCTTTTATGATCTGATGTATCAATAGTTGGGTCTTGATTTTTAGTTCTTAAAACGTCTTCTTTGGTTAATATACCAGTATTAATAATTGATGTACCTAATTGAGTAGTAAAAATACCTGAATTAATTGTAATGACACATATTTCAGGGTTTGCAATGGCCGATGCAAATTGATTTGTCACATTAATTGTAAAATATAAGTTATATTGTCCCAAAGATGAATTTGACAAATATGAAGGCAAGCTAAAATCATAAACTGGATTCAAAACCAAAAGACTTCCAGTTGTTCCAACAACAGCACCACGACCAACTTTTACCTGAGAGTAAGATATATTCCCAGATGAATCAACTGAACCTGTGTAATTACTTCGTGTTGTCCCAGCAAATTCATAAAATGATTGAGCTGATCCATTACGATAAGATATATTATATAATTGTTGTTGATTAGCAGAACTTAATATACCTGCTGTATTATTAAATGACATTGATATAGAATTAATTGTTAAAAAGGCAGATGGATCTGTCCAATTTTGTGTTGACATTGGCTTTCTAACACAAATTAAGAGTAGATCGGGTATTTGATTTAATTGTAAACTTTGTGATGTTAATGTGGTAGTTCCACCTGAAACAATAGTTGCAGTAGATTGTTGTGAACTTAAATAACGTGGATAATCTAAATATGGTACACAATTTTTTGAACTAATTTTTTTATATTGTTCTGGTTGTAAGGACAAAAAATTAAATAATAGTTGTGAACTTTGAAAAGGATTTATTGCACTACCGGCATCAACTGATGTTGAAACAACATATGTTACACCATTAACTTCAATATCGGTAGAGGTAGATATATTTGGTGTGGACATAACAGCAGATGTGGCTCCTAATGTGATATTTGAAATATATGAATTTGCCGTAGAAAAAACACGGGCACAAGTTGAATCAATATTAAAATTGCATGACAAGTTATTAACACCAACTAAACCTGCCTGATTGTTTGAATTTGTATTAATCCATGGTGGCAAACAAATAAATGGTTCTGTAGTTGTAAATTGTATAACAATCTCCCATGTATTATAAGTTGTCCCTGCTAACATGACTAATGAATTATCATAACATTTGGTATTAGTCGTCCCATCATCAAAATAAAATGTATGAATGACATTAAGAAATGAAACTGGAAATGCACCTCTAGGGACAAAATCTTCATCTAAAGATTGATTATTATAACCTGATAATACATTATTCATACAACCTAACCCATTAATATACTCTGAATAAAATGAATCTGGTAATGAAGGACAAAGACTATTATATCTATTTAATTTGCGTCTATCATACATTCTCAAAAGCATAGGTAAAATATCTTTTGTATTTTGACTTACTGTAGCATTATTGATTGACATTTGTTGAGTTGTACATAAACTATTTAATGGAAATACTTGTAAACTATCTGTTAGACCATAATCAAAAACCAATGTATTATCAGTTCCTTGAACGCCTGTATCCGAATTGTAATCTGCAGGAACAGCATTGAATCCAGGTAGAGAGGTCGAACTTAATGTTAAATTTAATGTTATTGTTGATTGCATCAATAGATGACGGTCAATTACAATATTTTCAGAAGGTATTTGAATATTAAAAACAATTGATGAAGCTGATTGTGTTGTAGCTGTGAAATTTTGGAACGTACTTTGGCTTGGGCCGTCAGCTACCGCAAATGTTTCTTCATCAGTAATATTACTGATTCTTGAGTCCTGTATTAATATCGTCTTAAACGTTGACATTTGTTATAAGTTTTTTTTGTATATATAATAATACCTATACAAAAAAAATTAAAACTAAACTTAAATATAATTTCTATACGTTTATTGGATTTTCTAAATGGCTATAGGTTTTCTGTGTTTAATTTTGAGTCCCCACTAAACAGAACATCAGTTTCATAGAAGCCGAACATCCAGTATTTAGATAGAATGGTACAAGACTACCATATCTATTTTTCCAAAAACACTGAATGTCAATTGAGCTTAATGGACTATTTCCTATAAGTTCCTTGTATCTGTAAATTGATGGTTGGTAAACTAAATTAGGTTTATAAATCCCACTATCAGCTTCAAAATCTGTTATAATATTTGCTATATTTGAATTATTTGTTGATTGAATTGTTGTACCATTCATATATACCAATGGTGCAGATAATTGTTCACAAACTATTGGCATTGTATTTGATGTGAATACGACGCTCATTACAGGATTCCACACACTTATTGTTGAATATTCTTGAACAAGTAATTGTTGAGTATATGTTGATGTTGATGTTGATGCTATGCCGTATGCATCACATGATATTTGATAATTTAAACCAGTACTTGATGATGTACTTTTTAAAATCATCGGGAATGATGAAAATAATTGATATAAAGCATTATTCATATACAATCCAATAAAATCATTTGAAGAATTATTAAATCCTGCCTGATCTGTTATTAAAGTTGCAATCAAATTTGTATTATCCCATTTCATATATGGTACATTTGTCGTCGGTAGAACTGTTAAAGCTGATAAAGATGCAAAACATGTTTCTAAAGCTGTATTAATAAGACTTATTACATATTCATAATTATAAACATAATAATACTCACAAAATAATTGAAGGCCAGTTTGTGTTGTATTTGGTTTTGGTGGGATACTTTGTGTTAAATCTTGTGGAACATAAGATACGTAGGTTTGAACTGTTTGGCTGTTATATGTCATTGACACTGAATAAATTGTTAAATCGTAATCTGATTGATTTGCTTGAATAGTAGGAACCCAAATAGGTAAACTACATGTATCTAAACTAAATCTTACAATTGACATATAATAATTTTCTGGCGAATATATAAAAGGTTTTGATCTTGTTTCTTGAAATGATAAAATAGGGTTTGAAGATGACTTTGTATTTAAATTTGAAACTAAAATATCATAATACAAGCGAGAAGCTATATGATTTGAGTTATAAGACATGATTTATTTGTTTTTATAATAATGGTATATAATTTATTTTTTTATTTCCAAACCTTAATTATAAATTCAAATGATTATAATCAATATTGAACCATCTAATAGAAAAAACAAACGTTTTAAAATCACCTTATCAGACGGACGCATTTTTCATTTCGGATTAAAAAATGGTTCCACTTATATTGATCATCATGATAAAGATATTAGAGAGGCATATTGGGCCAGACATTTCAGTAATCCTTTAGAACATAAACTTATATCAAATTTAATACCTAGTCCTGCATTATTCAGTAGTTTTTTATTATGGGGCGATAATGATACTATTGATGAAAATATTGTTGTATTAAATGCCTTATTACCATAATAAAATTATGAGCATTTAAATAAGTCCAAATAAATAAAATTAAAGTATAAACTAATAATAAATGACATTAAATGCAGAAAATTACGGCATACCGATTGCAATGATCATGACAAACGATGCAAAATCTAAGTCATCTCAAATAATATCATTGGATGATTCAGGAAAGGCAAAAAAGACTTTTAACGAGTTAACATTATCACAGTCAAATCAAAAGTTTCAAGTTGTTGGTGATCCAAAAAGAGAACGTGATATTATTTATATATCTGGTCGTTCTGGTTCTGGAAAATCATATTTCATTAAAGATTATGTAAACAATTATTATAAATTGATTCATAAAAAAAGACCTGTATATTTATTTTCAGCATTAAAAGAAGATCCAACAATTGATCAAATTAAAGGCATTTTAAGAATAGATTTAAGTTTAGATTTTTTAGAAGATGAAGAAATTACAGTTGCAGATTTTGCTAATTCTTGTGTAATTTTTGATGACACGGACACGATCAAAAGTAAGCCAATAAGAGATAAAGTGAATCATTTATTAGATGAGATATTACAAACCGGTAGGCATCATAAAATAACATGTTTAATAACAAAACATACAACATGTAATGGCCCAGACACAAAAATTATTTTGGCAGAATCACATCAATTTGTATTGTTCATTAATGGACTTGGAAATAAGACATTAAAATATTTATTAGATAATTATTTGGGCCTTGACAAAGATCAAATAAAGAAAATCAAAAGAACAAAAGGACGATGGGTTGCAATTAATCGTTCAACTTTTCCGATGTCAGTTGTATCAGAAAAAGAATGTTTTATCCTAAATAATAAAGATGACGATGATAATTACATTGATGTTTAATCAAATAATATAATATAATTGTGTTTTTATTTTGTTATAAATTATCTCAATATATTTTATAATAATAATTAATAATGAGTTATGCACAAATGCGTGGGAAGACCCTTTTTGTAGGCAATTTATTAGGATTAACACCTGGAATTGAATTTTCAGATGGAACAGTTCAGAAAACTGCATATCAAGGAACGTCAGATAATGGTGGAACTTTTCCAAATCAAATAACAATTACAAATTCAACAAATTCAACAGAACTTGTCATATCAGCTGGTCAAGATTCAAATGGTGATTTAATCGATGACAATATTTATTATACAGCATTAAATTCAACAGAAAC